ACAAGCAACTAAAAATAAACTTGGATTAGTTTACACAATCACCGGTGAGTCTCCTCTTAACAAATTATACACTAAACATATGGATATGGAAGTATGCGAGAAAAGTGTAAAATCATATGTTATAAACTTAAATAAAAAAAAATATAAAAATTTAGATTGGATATCTTAAGATGGCCGAAGTAAAATCAAAAGCTTTAATTAATAGAGATTCTGTAAATAAAACTCTTTTTAAAAAATTTCTTGAACCCAGACCCATAACCGGAAACAATGCAGAAAGATCAGCACGTGCTAAAAAAGATTTAAAAGAATTTGTAACTCTATTTAAAAAAACATATGGCAGGGCTCCGTCGCCTTTAGAAATTAATAATATTGCAAAAATAGATAGAGCAGCTGTAGCTAAATATTTAACAAAAGGCACAGACTATTTATCTCCTGAAGAAACTAGAAAAATAACTAATGCTGAACCTAGTTTAAGAAAAACAAAATTAGACACCGAGTTAAGTAAACCGGTTGATAAACTAACTTATACATCTATAGATAATAAAAAAACAATTATACCAAGGTTTACAAGTAAAGCTGAAGAAGCTGAATATAAAAAACTAATAAAAGAAAAATATAGTAAAGTAAAAGGTCAAAGTAAAATAGACACTGAATATTTAGCTAAAAAGTTTTTAAAAACAGACAACCCTACTAAAACCCAACTCAATAATATTAGAACAATTAATGGAGCAATTGCAAAAGAATTAAAATTAAAATATCCTACTCAAACTTACGAAGGACAAGCAGCTGTTAATAAAAAGAATAGAGAAACAAGAACTAAAAATATTAATGAAGTATCTAGTCGTTCTAAAGAATCTAAAATAAGAGATTTAAAAAAAGGATCTCCTCTAGATCTTGCACATAGATCTAGTCTAACTCAAAATAAAAATTTAGGTTTAAAATATTTAGTTTCTGATTTAGGTTTTGATCCTAGTAAAATAAATCAAGAAATTATTATTCCTACTGAACAAAAGCTAGAATCACTTTATAAAAAACAAAAGTTTTTAGTAGACAAAGCACAAAAGTTTCATTTAGATAAAAATAAAAAAATACCTTTAACACTACAAAAATCATTAGAAGATATTAATAAAAAAATTACCGATGTAGCGTATAGTACAAATGGTAGACTTAATGGAATTGTAGTGGATGAAAAAACTTTAAAACCCGGAAAGGTTGGAATTGATTATTCAAAAGTTCCTGGAATAGGCTTAATAGAAGACAAACCAGTTAAAGATTTAACTAAAACTGATATGGATTTAATAAAATTAAATGCGCCTAGTCAAATAGAAAAAGAAACAAATTTAAAATGGAACAATGACGTCGGTGCATTTGAAACTGCAAACGGTGATGTAGCAACACAGGCAGATATAAAACAATATGCAGCCGATAATCCAATGGAAATTAAAGTTGGAGAAAAACCTGTTGAAGTTGCAACCAATAAAAGCGTTTTAAAAAATGTAGGTAAGACTATGGCACGAATAGGTGCACCATTACCAACCGCTGTTCTCGATTCGTATTTCATTGGTCAACAAGTAAAAGAAGGTAAAGGCACAGCAGAGATTGCAAGCGATCCTTTAAACTGGGTGGGTCTTGCTGCAATGGAACCACTATCAAAAGTATCAGGTATAGCTGAATCGGGTAAGCTAAACAGTGCCTTGAGATTAGGATTGAATCCTGCTACAATTAGAGGTATAAGTAGGTTTGCAGGTTTACCGGGACTTGCAGTAAGCACAGCTATGACTGCATATGACCAGTATAAAAAATATCAAAATGAAGAGGGATTCATATATAACCTGTTCAATAAAGAGGGAAAATAATAAATGGCTACTATAGATAAACCACTTCCAAACGTAACAGAAACTGTCGTTGAGGTTCCATCACAAAAAGAATTAATCGAAGAACGAGACGAGATTATTGAAACAAAAAACCAACAAGGTAATGTAGAAGTTACCATGGATGAAGAGGGTGGTGCAGAGATTGCATTTGACCCAAGAGCCATTACCGAAGAAGGTGGCCAAGACCATTTTGAAAACCTAGCAGATTTTTTAGGAGACGAAGTTTTAGAACCTTTGGGATCTAAATTAGTTGAGCAGTATAATGAGTACAAAGAATCACGTGGTGATTGGGAAGATACCTACAGAAATGGTTTAGAACTTTTAGGTTTTAAATATGAAAGACGAACTCAACCTTTTAAAGGAGCTAGTGGTGTTAATCACCCAGTTCTTGCAGAAGCAGTCACACAATTTCAAGCGCAAGCTTATAAAGAATTATTACCAGCCGATGGTCCGGTTAGAACTCAAATTATGGGAACAGCTGATGTTGCCAAAGAAGAACAATCCAAACGTGTTAAAGATTTTATGAACTATCAGATAATGGATCAGATGAAAGAATATGAACCAGAGTTTGATCAGATGCTTTTCTATCTCCCTCTATCCGGCTCTACCTTTAAAAAAGTCTATTACGACTCCCTCTTGGGTAGAGCCGTGTCTAAATTTGTACCGGCAGATGATTTGATAGTACCTTATTCTGCAAACAGTTTAGAAGATGCAGAAGCAGTTATTCATGTAATTAAAATTTCTGAAAACGAATTACGAAAACAACAAGTTTCAGGATTTTATAGAGACATAGAACTAGGAAATCCTCCTGTTACAGAAAATCAATTAGAAGATAAAAAATTAGAATTAGAAGGAATTGCTAAAGATGGCCAAGAAGATCAATACACACTTTATGAAATACATACTAATTTAGATTTAGAAGGTTATGAAGATATGGGTGAAGATGGTGAGCCCACAGGAATTAAGCTTCCATATGTTGTGACTATCTCTCAAGCAGGAAATAAAGTTTTATCTATTAGAAGAAACTACAATGCACAAGATTCATTAAAAAGAAAAATAAACTACTTTGTACAATTTAAATTTTTACCAGGAACTGGTTTTTATGGTTTTGGTTTAATTCATATGATTGGTGGTTTAACTAGAACTGCAACAGCAGCATTAAGACAATTATTAGATGCAGGAACTTTAGCAAACTTACCAGCAGGATTTAAGTCTCGTGGTATTAGAGTTAGAGATGATGCACAGCCATTACAACCTGGAGAGTTTAGAGACGTAGATGCTCCTGGTGGAAACATTAAAGATCAATTTATGACTTTACCTTTTAAAGGACCAGATCAAACATTACTTTCATTAATGGGTGTTGTGGTTTCAGCAGGCCAACGATTTGCAGCAATTGCTGATATGCAAGTTGGAGATATGAATCAACAAGCTGCAGTAGGAACTACAGTTGCATTATTAGAGCGTGGCTCACGTGTAATGTCTGCAATTCACAAAAGAATGTATGTAGGTTTAAAACAAGAATTTAAATTATTAGCAGAAGTATTTAAAACTTACTTACCTCCGGTTTATCCTTATGATGTACCAGGAGCATCAAGAGAAATTAAAGTACAAGATTTTGACGATAGAATAGATATATTACCTGTAGCAGATCCAAACATCTTCTCACAGACGCAAAGAATATCTATAGCTCAAAGTCAATTACAACTGGCGCAATCAAATCCTCGTATACATAATTTATATCAAGCATATAGATCAATGTATGATGCGCTGGGTGTGAAAAATGTAAATGCAATACTTCCTCCGCCTGCTCCACCACAACCGATGGACCCATCATTAGAAAATTTAATGGCAATTAATGGAAAACCATTTCAAGCGTTTCCGGGACAAGACCACAAAGCTCATATTAATGCGCATTTAGCATTTATGTCTATTTCCATGGTACAAAATAATCCCGCAGCAATGATGGCGTTACAAAAAAATATACTTGAACACATTAGTTTAATGGCACAAGAACAAATTCAATTAGAATTTGTAGAAGAAATGCAAGAAATGCAAATGATACAACAACAATTAGCACCATTAATGCAAAATCCACAAATGATGCAACAAAATCCACAAGCAATGCAGATGACTCAACGTGTTCAACAGATAACACAAGACATTGAGTCTAGAAAATCTAAATTAATTGCTGAAATGATGTTAGATTACGCTAAAGAAGAGGACAAAATTAGTTCTGAAGTAGGTGGTGATCCATTATTAAAATTAAAAGCACGTGAATTAGACTTAAAAGCTAAATCTGATCAAGAAAAAGCTTCGAATCAAGAAGCAAGATTAGATTTAGACACTATGAAAGCAATGATGAACGACCAACAACACGATGAAAAGCTAGAACAGAACGAAGAACTAGCTGGATTGCGTGCTGGAGTCTCATTAGCTAAACAACAAATGTCTGATGCAAGTAAGATTCATGATTTCGGTAGAAATTTTGAAAAAAAATAGATATAAATCAAATTAAGGAGAAAACTATGGTTAGAAAAACAAAAAACAATCAAGGCAATGTAAAAGTTGTTCCTGAACTTGGTGCAAACTCAAAAGGTGAGCAACAAGGCGGCATTCCTGTTGAAATGACAGATCCATTTACATCACAAACAGTTGAAGTAAGAGGTACTAAAAGAATGCGTGCAGAAAAAAAACCTGTAAAAGCTACTTGGTATTAATCAATGTGGTTTTCGGCAATTAAATTAGCCGTCTCTGCTGGTAGTAAGATTTATGCTAATAAGCAGAAGACTAAAATGGCAATGTCAGACGCACAGTTAATGCATGCATCTCGTATGGCCGAAGGAAAAGAAGCTTACCAAGGAAAACTTTTAGAAGCCAGACAATCGGACTGGAAAGACGAGGCCGTATTATTAG